TTGTATCTGGCATTTTAGGCATTGGATAAATATATGTCATAAATAATTTACTTGTGTCTTTTAGTAATTCACAATCTTCACATTTTTCAGAATTCTAAGAATCACAATTTGGAGCATGACAGTATAATAGTTTACATAACTCTTGATTTCTTAGAAATCTTTCTCCAATAATACTGTTTAAAATTGGAGATAATTCTTCGTAATAAGCCATTATACTATCCCTCCTAATTCAATCTTATATATGCCAAATACTATTCCGTCTTGCTCAGAACAATAATTATCGGTAAACTCTAGTTCATGACTGATATATTTATCAATAATACTTGGTCTATCATTTCCTGAATAATAAACGACATAAATAGGAGTGCTAGACGGTTTCATATTTTTAATAATAAACCTGTTATCTCCTAAATAATTAAATTTATAATATTTATTGGGTAATGTGGTTTCAACAGAGATATTGAAATCATAATCCCCAATAATCTTGTATTCAATAGAATTATTTAACTTAATCTTATTAACATTAGGATAAATATATACAGCAGGATTCTTTGTAACAACTTGTGTAATTGACTTCTTCTTTGCTGCTTTCTTCGTAGTATCAGTAATTTCTGTTTCTTCAGTTTCACCAGTTTCTTCTTGAGGAATTACAATCTGTATAACTTTTTTACATACAGGAAAATTCTTCATACGAATAGTAATGGTCGTTTCGCCCTCAGAAATAAAAGTACATTCACCCGTTTTACTAACAGTAACAATATTACTATTGGAAGTTTGATAAAAGACTTCTTCTGTTACTTCTTCTCCATCTTTTAGTACAGTTGGATATAACTGGACAGTTGTACCAACAACATTATCAACACTATCAATACATTCAATGGAGTATTTATAATCTTTAAAATTAGCTACTTGTAATTCAAAATTATCATCAGTAGCTTTATTATCCTGATTTACATAAAATGTTAATAATTTACAGCTATCATTATCAAATGTGTTTCTTCTGTCGTACTTGCTTCTGTATCTAACTCTATATACATCTTCTCCAAATATATATCTATTGTCTACATCTATATCTTTAGTCCATTGATTAAGTTGACAATAAACATTCAAACGCCCGGAAGGGACGTCAAGTAATTCATTTGCACTTAATTGAGTTTCATTTAAATTGTAATCTATATAACAAGGCTCTCTATGGATATTACCATATTCATCTTGGCTACTTAATGTGTTATTACATCTTCTAATATAAACATGAGAAGTTACTGCTCTTTGATTAGCTATGGAGTAAACTATCCATATATTATCATCAAATCTATATCTAGTACCAAGCGGAGGCTTATAGTCTCCGTCCTTAAAAATCAATTTTGCAAAATCACCAGCAATTCTTAGGCCACTATGAGGGTCAATTAAGCTGGTAAGTCTAGCTTCTATTGGTTCAAATATTAAAGTACCGAATTCTACTTCTTCTTCTATGTCCGTCTGATAAGTAGGAGAATCTTCAAACTCTTTATTAGCAAGAGCCTGAAAATCATCTTTCCACTTAACACTTGCAGACTTATTTACCTTAACAAAAGAATCATAATACGCCATTTTCTTTTGCACCTCTCTTTATCAGAGATATGCAGTGGAATACAAGCGATTTCACCTCTGAATGTTTAATATCTTCATTGATATTCATACCTTGGAGAATACCAATTAGTGAAATTAAAATATCCAACTTAAATAAATCTTGTAGTCCAGAAAATTCTGTTACAAGTCTACTTAAATAGATATGGAAATCCTTCATGTCCCCTCTTTTATTACAATCTTCGTAAATTCCCAAAATAGCAAAAATTCTATTAATACAATGGTCAAGGTAATATTGGATGCTATCATAATCCAAAGTATTTACTTTTTCTTCAAACACCGTAATCACCTACCGCCCATTTGCTAAAATCTGTTTTATATAATCCGTAATTAACAATATCTTGACTTACTTTTTCACGAACACGGTCAGAGTATTCTGATTTTTGTTTTAAATTGGATTCCTCAGAAAAATGTTTAAAATCATTATCATTTAAGTGCATATTCATCTGAGTAATATCATTAACGACCCAATCTAACCAAGAAGATACCATTAATTCGGACAAAATATTCTTTTCTTCAATGTCTAACTCGCACAAGAACTGATGGTTGTTATAATCAAGTTTCTTAATATCTTTTTGACAGTTATAGAATTTGGGAATACTTCTCATAAGTAAAGTGTAAAGCATATCCTCGGCTATATCTATTTCGGTATCAAAAAGTCTTTTTAAATTATAATCCTGTATAGAACTTAGAAACAGATGATATACCTCTTCAAAATCTGTATTCACATATATCACCTTTCATTTTACATTATTTCAGCCATTTCTTGCATTTCCCGTACTTTTCCTTGTATATCTATATTGCATACTTTACTAACAAGTTCAACCTTGTTACGGTCAATATTTTCGTTTGTATAAATCTTATCAGCAAGCACTTTACAAAGAACTTCCTTTTGAGAATCATTCATGACAGATACAATTTGCTTAATATCATCGTCAGAATAATTTCCAATACCCTCAATGGTCTCAATTGGTATAATTTTCTTATAATACTCGCTTAATCCTAAATAATAAACAGCTCTATCATCTAAGATATAGAATAAACCAGCTTCAGCAAAATGACGATTCTGGTTTACAATAGTTACAAGCTGAGAATACAGAACGGGCTTAATGTCGCCAAACTTCTCTAATCTAATAGCGAGGTTTCCGTCAACCACCAGATTCAATTCTCCCTTACAAATTGAAACGATTCTAATTAGTTCGTCACTCTTAGGTTGTTCCAAAGTGTTGTCGTAACTCTTCTGCTTGAATTTTACGTTATTAGCAGTTTCTTTAATGGGTTCTGGTTCTTTTGTAGTACCAGCAATAGACATTATAGTGCTTAAATTACCAAGCGCTTCTAATAGCTGCTTATTAATTTCGGCTTGCGACTTTTGCATTTCAGATATTTCTTTTTTTAATTCATTAATTTGTTCATTTGTAGTAGACATTGCTTTACTCCTTTATTCCCAATAAATAATAGGGTATGGTAAAAATACCATACCCTAAATTTATATATTAAATTCTAAAAAGAATCAATTACGCGAGGTCAATAACGCCAACCAGAGCGTTGGTAGCAATACCAATACCATAAGACTTCTGGATGGTGGTCGAACTGGTCAGGTCGGCAGATTCCGCGAAGTCCATGTTCGTGGTACGAGAAGCGCCCTCATAGCACAGCTTGACAGGCTTCTGAGTAGACGGCGAAATGACATAGATACGCTTATCGTCCAGAATCAGCTTATGAGGATTCTTCCAATCAGCAACCTGCTTCATCTCCATAGCGTCATAGCCCATGAAGTTACGGATGTAACCAACGCGCACATAGTCGCTCTGGATGTCGTAACGATAGTTAGAGTTGGCGGGCAGAGCCTTATTCAGCGCCAGCTTAGTGCCGAGGAAAATGGGGTCTGCGCCATTATTGTAAGCAGAAACAGTCTGAGCCAGACGAACGGCAGAGTCCTGCGCCCAGCCAGTGATGTGCAGATTATCGTCCGCAGCAGTAGTAGGAATTTCGCCCATAGCAGTATTGAAAGCAATAAAGACTTCCTTGGTAATCTGAGCTTCCAGAGACAGAATAGCCTTCATCACGAACTTGGCGAGAGATTCCTTGCCGCACAGCACCTTATAGAAGTTCACAGCAACCGTAATAGCACGATTTTCAGGAACAATCGTGGTCTGACCAACGAAAGCCTTCTGGAACTCGGTGGTACGCATATCGCGGCCAGCCTTAGACACATAGAACAGGTCGTTAGGCTCAACGGTAAAGCTAAAGTCATCACCGTAATTGCCATAACGCTGCTCAGTATACAGACCGATAGACTTATCCAGAACTTCAGGAACAATCATATCAATCATGGAATTAACAACAGCGAAAGAAGCCCAACGCAGCATGGGGTTAGAGGACATCATTTCAGGAGAAACGGAAGTCGCAGCAAAGCTCAAACCAGCCAGCTTAGAAATCTCGTTCATCATTAGCTTGTTGACCTTCTGTTCCTTTTCAGCGAAAGAAACACTCTTATCATACACGTAGCCGTCACGCTTGCCGACTTCGCTCATGTACTGAGCCATATAGTCGCGGAAAGCTAACTCTACAGTGTCTCTATTATCAGCAAAACACATAACAGTATTCATAATCTTAATTCACCTTCCAATTAAATTAGTTGGCCTTGACTTCATAAATGAAGGTCTTGACAGGAGTCTTCACTAGGCCAGCAGAGCCAATGTGCAGAATGCTAGTGCCAACCTTTTCCATATAGAAACCGTCAGCAGGAGCGTCGGTAGTAGCCTTCAGAGCAAACTTGCCAGCATCCAGAGCCAGAATGGTATTGGTATCGTCGCCCTGCGTAGTCTCAATCAGGTCGCCAGCAACAGGCTTGAAAGCATCGAACACATAGCCAGCCACGTTAGTGAACATACGAGGGTCTTCGACAATGCCCTTAAACTCAACAGCGTAAGGAGCTTCGCCAATCTTCGTCAGAGTGACTTCAGAACTCTTAGCCATCCACACACCAGTAGCGGTAGCGTCAGCAGGAGCAGTAGCATTCCAAACTTCGTCCTCACCATCATTAGTAGAACGAGTCTTCAGTTCAAACACAGAACCATTTTCAAGGTCAACGTCCGCAACGGCAACGCGGTTAAAAGCGTCAATATTGTGCGCGGCGACCTGTCTCTTAATAATTACGTTCATAAATTAATCCACCTTTCAATAGAATTTAAATATTGTCCCAAATACTCTTGGTTTTGGGTTCTGCAAACGGTAGTCCAATCTTGGTATACCCAGTAGAAGTTTCATATTTATCAAAAATCTGAGCCTTGACATAATTAGACCAAGTTTCTGCACTATTAAATTCGGAGAACTTGTCCATTAGTTCCTTCTTCTCAGAATCAGACATAGCGAGTCCACGACTTTCAATTTCAGACATAACAGACTGCATCTTAGCCATTTCTGCGTCTTTCTTAATCTTTTCTTCCGTAGCAAATTTAAAAGCCTTTAGTTCCTCATAATCGCTCATAGATTCAATCTGTGACATATAAACCTTGTTCTGAGCTTCAAGCTCTTCGATTCTGTCACTCATGGTGGCGATTTCAGACATAGCTTGCTCAATCGACATTTCTTCCTTATTGCCGCAATCGCAGTTTACATTCTCTGCCTCTGCGCACGCAACGTCGGTATCGGCACAAGCGACCTCATTATCAGCACAAGCAACCTCGGCTTCATTTTCAATGGCGCATTCAACATTTTCTTGCGCTTCTTCAACAACAGGAGCTTCTTCTTCGGCCATCTTTTCTTCCTCTTCAGGCTTATCTTCCGGCTTTTCTTCATCCTGTTCAGGCTTTTCAGCAGAATCGTCTTCTGCCATTTCCTGCTCGGCATTATTAACTTCAATTACAGCAGCATCTTCACAAGCCATACCCTGTTCAGCAGTTTCTTCTGCCTTTGCTGGATTTTCTTTAGCAAAGTCAACACAGCTATTATCTAGCGTCTCTGCCATATTACACTCACCTACACATTCTTTTTTAGTATTTATTTCACAAGTAGCAAGTTCAGAATAATTAGTAGTAGTCGCAAAATCAACAGCATTTAAATATTCCTCCTTGTCCTTTGCGAATTCAACTTGAATATGCGCGTCCTTAACGGCTGGTTTAACAAAATCCCCTAAAACAGTAATACCTTCTAGGACAAATTCTTTTACCAAAATCTTACCGTCAATTTCCTCACCATCAGTGATTGTAATTTCCACACTGACAGACTTCTTTCCGTTACTATTCATTAAAGCCTTGATTTCATCTTTGGCATAGCGTCTCCAAATAAGACACTTAATAACAAGGAAAGTTCTGCCATCTGGATTCTTTTCAAACACGATAGGATTACTATAAGTAGGAGAGGACTCTTTAATAAATCCAATCGGAGTTTCGTCCTCTTCGTGCGAAAGAAAATCTCGTACAAATGGATTATATTTGCATACAACAGGAATGTCATATACAGTATTCGCGCATTTCATTAAAACTTCGGTGTCTATTGGATGCGTATGAGCATTTTGTCCATCTGCAAAAGCATAAATAGTTCCCTTACAGAATCTAGCAGTTTTATCATCTTCAAATTGTATTTTATCAATAGCAAAATTAAGAGACATTTTCATTTGTTCCAACTAAAACACCTCCGTTCGGATAATTACTTAGTATTCTAATAAGTAATTCATTTTCTATAAAATAATGCTCACTATCTTCAACAAAGACTGGTTCAAGACCATTTTTTAAAAGATACATATAAATATTTTTATCATCACATTTATATAGCGGCACATTTTCAAATTGTTTAATATTACTAATAAGCATACTTATCACTCTGCCATTAGTCCGGCCTCACGTAAAGCGGTCAGCAGCTTATTATAATCAGAGGCTAATTCCTTGATTGTAGTGGCCTTAGTATTAGGAACACTAGGAATTTGCATCTGAACACATTCAGACGTGACAGGAGTCTCCGTCTTGTTAGTCTCAAGAGATTCTAAAATAAAAAGTAGTAAATCTCCAAGAGCGGCATTCTGAGTAGTGATAGAAACACCATTCAGTTCCTTAATCTTCTCTCTATCAATAGTCACAGTAAACACCTCTTTCTTATTTTAGGTCATTGCTTCCACGTTCCCAAGAGGCGCTTGTATTATCATTATCGCTCATAGGATTACTAGGTCTCCCCGGTTTATTAGCACTAGCACCAGTAGAAGATTGCGTATTAAGATTAACAAGAGAAATAAGCTTCTTATCAAAGCCCATGCTCTTTGTCATATCCATGTGACGCATAAGTTCAAATGGGTTCATATCTAACGCACGAGCGGCAAGCTGTGCATCTACAACGCCAATTTGAGCGTAATCCTTAAATAATTGTGACACTCTTGCTTGGTCATCTGGAACATTTATATCATGGAATCTAATTTTAAACTTGAACTTTTTAGTTTCAAGATTTACATAATATGTAACAAAATTAGCGAAATCTTCATATATAGCATTCACAATATTAGAATCAACAGCCGAAGCTAACTTCGACTGATGCGAATTTAATTTTTGGTTTCCGTATAAAACATCATACGAGGAAACGCTTTGAGAGGCAATATTTTTAAGAGAATCTATTTCTATATTCTCGGAATCAGTATCAAAGTCCACAGTTTCAATACTGTCCATAGGTAATGCGACAAGTCCAATTTGTTTATTCAATCCTTTTCTGGCAACACCTAAGAACTTTCCAAGTGCGTCAGGAGTGATATTCATTTGGTTTGCGACTTGCCCACTCTTAGTATCTTTATTAAACCCAATAATACCAACAAGCAACTTTGAAGCTTCAATAAAATATTTATCATTTTGAAGCCCTCTTATAACAGGAGCATAAGAGATGTTTGGAAATAGTGGGGAAAAGTATGGAGTAATCGTTGCAATTTCAGGCGACATTTTCCAAGCCCAAAATCCATCCAGAGGCGAACATTGCCGCCAATCTGTATAGACACTGCTCCTCTTAGAAACTTTCTGTGCAGGGTCATATCCATAACCTTTATCATTAAATACGTCACGATACATCTTTTTAAAGACTTTCGGGTACATATCTATATCAACACCATAATTACCAGTAAACCATTCCATATTAAAATCAAATAATAATCCATATGGATGTCTACCAGTTATCTTACAAAAGTCCGCTGGTAATTCTTGTAGGCTATATTTTTCGGAATCTTTTCTTAGAACAGCATAAAAGACACCCTGTCTAAGCATTTGTCTTAGAACTTTCTGAAATTCTTCTTTACAATTAAATCTGCTAATAAAGTTATCAAGAACTTTTAAATCTTCTTTATATTGCTTAGAGTTAAAATCAGAATCTTTTTGAATATTTATACAGTCAAATGAAATATGAAAAGCTGCCATATCAGAAAAATACCTAATAAGACGCTTATAATACATACTATTATTTTCGGCATACATCGAGTATTCTTTTAATAGCGTTTCATTATCTTTAGGATTCTTTAATGCTTCTTGTAATCCATTTAGAGTCGCCTCAACAGGACTCATATTTATATCTTTCATTCTCTGATTAATAATATCAGGAGTGAAATATTGACCATTATTATAATAACTCTCTTTATATGAATTAGAAAATTCTAAGAAATTATATGCGGTTAAAACCTGATTAACCTGTTCTTCTGTTAATTGTTCTTTCTCTTCCAAAAAATACACCGCCTTTCTTTATGAGAAAAATATATAATCTTCCCAGCTATTATTCTGCTGGACACTTAATCCATCTTCAAGCTATTTAGCATAATCTAGCGCATAAACCAAACTCATAACGCGGTCTTTACGTCTGCCTGATTTTTCTTCTGCACTAATTCTACCCTGAACACTAACTTGTTTCAAGTTAATAGCTTCATTCATAAAAGCAGAAGTTTGAGCATAAGGAGCTAAAACTCTGTTTCTTAAATCCTAATCAGAAACTTTATAAAAGTCAAAGTTCTAATTCAAATAATCTATTCCATCTTGCATATCTACAAGTAAAGAAATATTATTAGTTGCCATTTCATCACGAGAATGCACTAGCATTCTACTTTTATCTGCAATGCCCGTTTTAACAGACACCATAATTGGTACAGCATTTTCAGAAATTGTTCTATGAATATTTTTAAGGTCATCAGAATTAGCAACAGTCCACGCCGGATAAATTTCCCCACGAACTGGGTCTTCCGTCTCAACAGTGCTAATATCTACAATTCCTTGCCCTACGCCACCACCGTCTATTACAAAATAGTCGCAGTCAAACTCATAAAACAATTGCTTTGCTCTTAGGGTTTGTAGTAATGAATTAATACCATTCATACTCTCTGCATAAGCAAATATCTTTTTATACTTATTTCCATTAGGAATTAAACGCAAAACCCAAAACGCCGTATTCTGTTTTATTACTTTATACATTCGTTAAATATATAAAGAATTATCCATGTTATGGACTTTTAATAGGTACAACAAATACCCACTGACGCAATTGCGTCATTTTTAATATTAATAGCAGCATTAATATCACGGTCAATAATATTACCACAATCACAAATCATTATTCTATCTTTTAATGTTAATTTATGTATTTTGCCACATATACAACATTTTTGAGAGGTATAAGCCGGATTAACAACAACAAAATAACTTCCAAATTTTTCACATTTCCACATTAATGCATCTACAAATCTTTTTCTTGGACATATGAAATTCTGTCTTCTTATAATTTTGTTGGACTGCATTAAGTTTTCCAAATCTTCAACTCCAATGCTATTATTTTTACATAGAGACGTGGTTTCTTTTTCTATAAAATCATTTTTTAAATTTTCTAATCTTATATATGCATTACAAAGTTTTTTATATAATTTATTGTAGTTGTTAGATTTTCTTTTTTTCTTATCCAGAAGTGATTGTATTTTTCTTATTCGGTAATATTCTCTAGTTACATTATTTGGATAATTTATTAAGTCGCCATTAGAACTAGTCATAAAATTTTTTATACCCCAATCAAGCCCTATAAATTCTTTATTAGATTTTTGAACATCCTATTTTTTATAACTGCCAGAAATATACCATTTACCTTTATAAAAAGTAAATCTTGGCTCTATAATTTCTTTGATATTATATTTATTTAGATATTCTATGTCTAATGGAATTCTGTACGACATATTCTCCCGTCCTCTTCCTAAAGATGGGATTACAGCACGGCCATTTGTTACAGAATAAGTCATGCTGGCAATGTAGAATGATTGTTTATTCGGATTGTATTTATGAAACTTAGGTCTGTTTACGACTTTATTATATGCCATTTGTACTGCTCTGGAATATTCTTTTATAACACCAAAAACGATTCTTTTTGGTATAGCACTCCCAAATTCATTTATTAAATCGTTCGTATCGAAATCTTTTATTCCATATTTGCTTACAACTGGTAAGTTATCTTTATATTTTGCAACTAAAAAATTCCACATATTATGATATGTTTTGCAATATTCTCTTAATATTTCTTGTTGAAATCCATTTGGATGGATTTCCATTTTAAATCCAACTATCATATATTCTCACCTCCCTAACGGTGTAATATATATAAAAAAATAAAAGATAAGTAATTTAATGTTAGGGGCATTAAAAAGGCAGCTACTCCAGTGTCCTTATCTTTTATTTGTATCATGAATAATTTTTCTTATATTTTCATATAAGCATAGACCATATCATTCACCATATATAATTTACCTTAAAACAAATTACACTTAGGTGTTCTCCACTTCGGGCACTTGCCCTATAAGTATTTCAACTATTGGTCGTTGAGCTTTCCCCTATTCGGGGCTTAGTTGCTGATTTCCCAATCCTGTAATTTTTTAAGCATTCACACTTCGACATTTTTCATTCGTATGTTGTAGCATACAAGCTATAAGGGGTTTCCAGCAGTTCAGAGAAATACACTGCATAATTTCTAAATGCAGCGGACTGTGTATGTTATTACTAACATTACAATCGTTCTTTGCGGATTCTACCAAGGCAACGTCCATTGCTAAAATTCTAATTTCATTCGGCAATTTTTCTTGGTAAAATGGGAACTTAGATTTATTATCTTTGTATTGTAAATATTCAAAATCGCTCATAGCTACCATAGCACGAGCTTCTTCTCTCCGTTCCTGTAATACAGCATAACGGTAGAAGGAATTATTTAAACCTCTCTCTGGTCTACACGTATATTCTGCGTATAGCATTTCAAGAGAATCTTGGTTTTCTTTAAAAGACTGTTGAACAATAGCACGAGAAATATATCTGTTTTTTACACCTATATTATAAGGCAAAGCAACAGTTGTATATTCCGTATTACCATTGGTCATTTCGTCTATATATTGTAAGAACTTAGCATAAGACCATTCATCTGCACCTCTAATAGAGGACAAATATAATTGTCTATTTGGTTCTTCTGGTAGCGCTTCTCTTTCTTTAGAAGTCAAATCAGTATAATCTGGACTTCTAGGAGAAGAAAGCATGGGAACGAATACACGACTTATAACTTCCTTTTCAGTACGAACGAATTCGTCAACTATAAGAATATTGGCTCTAACACCGAGAGCATTTTCACTATACGGAAGCGTTACAATAGCCGAATCATTCCAGAAATCTATTCGACTTTCATTTAAACCCGTTTTAACTGATTTAATTTCGGACATTATATTAGGACGGCCACGAGCTAAATTTTGAATATTCTTAACAAATCTAGTTGACTGTCCTCTAGTGGGAGCAACAATAACAATTGTAGTTCCCGGATATAAAATACAATATATAGTAGCAAATATCAAGGCAAGCGTTGATTTCAATTTTGTTATCGTATCAGCTTTTTATCTGATACTTCTCATGGTCTCCCATGAGTTCGGCGTACATTTTCATCCTGATAAAAGGATGTCGGACACTCTTGGAGATATTATATTTA